TGCGTAATTTCAAGTTTTGCGCCTGCAAGAATTAACGCCAGAATTGGCAAAAGATACCTGAACATATTACCTCCAAAATGTGTATTGAAAGTAATAAAATAGCCCCTAACCAGTTAAGGGGCAAGATGATTGAAATTTATTAGGAAGCTTCTGGTTGGTTTTTATCAACGCTTTTTAAAGCTGATGTATGTCATACATTGGCGCGTCAAAATAGTCAAGCTTATATATTAATCATATTTATATAACCTGACTTTACCGCACATATAACAGCGATGAATGGCGTATTTCTTCCCCAAAATCATTTCCGTCTTAACCCAAGCGTAGTAATGCTTACACCATATCCGGGAAATCAATGCTTTAATTATATTAAACATTTAGTTGACCTCTATTTGAATTATACTGTATGACATACACCATTGAAAATACTTATGCAAAGGGAAAATACTTATGAAGTTGGTGAACGACCGCAGATTGGTTTTATCGGTAAGATTAAGTGAAAATGAAATGAAAATGCTTAAAAAACGGGCCGGAGCTAATAGTGTAAGCGACTATGTGCGTGTGTTATTGAATCTCCCTGAACCCAAAAAAGTCCCTGGAAAATTTGGTCGCCGAGGGGGGAAGTGATGAATGAGACACGATGGAGGTTGGATAAAAATGCATAGGAAATTTTGTAGAATGCAAAAAGATACTAGGGAAAATAACGAATTCTACGGCGACAGCGGGATGCAAAGCCTTTTTATCTTTCTGGTTTTAAACGCGGCACACAAGCCATGTCAAACTGTACTAAAGAATATTGGTAAGCCATTAGAAAAAGGGGAGATTTTGACCTCTTACCCCGAACTTATGGCATGGTCCGGATTGTCCCGAAAACAGGTCACGTCAAGGGTACAAAAGATGGCAAAAGAAGGGACAGTCGAGGTCAAAAGCAAGGCAAAAAGAGGACTGCTAATAAGTATTTGTAATTACAGCAGTTATCAGGCTACTGGCGACGACGAGGTAAAGTTCGAGGGCAACGTTAGGGAAACAGGAGGGAAAGAGTTTGGACAAGAGGAGGGGATACATAGTGAAGAAGTAAAAGAAAATAAAAAAATTAAAAATAAAAAAAGAAAAACTGAAATCCCTAACTACGCCGAAAGTGCATATGCCAAAATCTACACTCACATTTTGTCGGTCCCGTCGTGGAAAAAAATTTTCGACCTGAAACGAGACGAAAAATATTTCGACGAAATCCAAACGCGATACAACCTGTCGCTGGACGAAATCGAGGAGCTCGCATTCAAATTCAAAACCTGGGCGAGTTCTCGCGAGATCAAAAGTCCTCGCGGCACGTTCACGACTTTTGCCGCGAAAGCATCCGAAAAAAAGATTGCAATTCCCACAGAAACACGCAAATATACGGACAATTCACACCTCTCTGAGGAAAATTTTTATGACTGAATTCACGACTGAGCAAATGTTGATAGGCATCGCCATCAATTCTGGGGAAAGCCTTAAAAAGCAACTCGAAATCGGTATTGACGCTTCACATTTTTCGCAAAAATACACTCGCCTTTTCCAGGCCATGCAAAATTTAATCGAGACGCAGGGCTATTACGACGTAGCTCTGTTGGCGCAAATATTCCCAGATCATATTAATGAACTCGTTGAGTTTTCCGAAAAAGGTGCGACTGCTGTCAATGCAGAATACTATGCGAAGGAGTTTTTGATTCAGAAGACGTGCCTAAACGCCCTTAACACCGCCTCTGGCATCGTTAAAAAGATTTTGAATAGGAAACCATTCGACGAAATTGACGACATTGTAGTCGATTCTAAGGCTCTTTCTGAGCATTTTTTAAATTCAACAGTTATGCAAGAATACTATGGGGAAACGTCAAACGAAATTTTGCAAGAGCTAACAACCGACATTGATGAATCACAAACAGGTCGTGAAAATGCTTTTCAAACTGGTTTTAAATTTTTTGACCGCGTCACAGGTGGTTTGAAAAAAGGATCTTACGTTGTCATCGCAGCGCGATCGAAGGTCGGAAAAACGTCGTTTTGGTTGTCACTGCTAAAAGAGCCAATTCTTGATGGGCGAAAAATTACAGCGTTTTCCATCGAAATGGACGGGAAAGAGCTTTTTAACCGCTTAATTTGCTCAATGGCTAGAATCAAGCCCGAAAAGGTCCGCGATGGAAAAATGAACGAAAGCGAAATTGATGCTTACGTTGAGTGTCAAAAACGACTGTACAATACAAACGTAACTGTATTTGGAAAACGTTTTAATGATTTCAAAAAAGTTGAAAAAATTTTAAAAGACCGCGCAAAAAAGGGTTTGTGTGAAATCGCTGTAATTGACTACATACAGCGATATCACATCGATCATTCGCGTTCCCGCTACCAAGATTTGAGCGAGATCACAAATCGAATTCAAGACATTTGCAAAACTTTAAACATTCCAATTATCGTCATTGCACAATTAAACCGAGCCTTCGTTCATGCTCAGGCTGACGACGGCATGGCTTACATAAAGGATTGCGGAGGCATCGAACAGGACGCGGACATAATCGGAATATTGACAAGAGATAGAACAAACGAACATGAGCATCCGACATCAAATTCGCAACCGAACGCAATGTTGAAAATTCAAGGCAACAGATTTGGAAGCGAAGCTGACATACAATTACTAGCCGAATTGCAATATTGTAGATTCACTGAAATATGAGGGAAATATGCGACTACAACCACGAAATGTTAAAAAAATCATCATTCATTGCTCTGAAACTCCTGATTATGACGTTGGCGACAAAGACTTCAACAAATTCGGTGCTAAAGACATAGACAAATGGCATAAAAAAAGAGGATTTGACAGAATAGGCTACCATTATGTAATACAAAGAAATGGAAGAGTTCAAAAGGGGCGCGACGACAACATGATTGGTGCTCATTGTTATGGGGAAAACGACGACTCCATTGGCATATGCTATATTGGGACTGAAAAACCAACAAATATGCAAATCGCTGCGATGTATTCAGTTTGTTGCGGCATCATGCATACTTACGGTTTGGATTTTGCCGATATTTATTCACATAATCATTTTAACGGGGAAAAAACATGTCCTGGATTTCCTATATCGAAATTATTAAGGGCCTTTTGGGATTTCAGGACTATTCCATTTTAGGAGAAAACATGGAAACTAAGGTTAATGTAAGTAATGTTAGTATTTGCAACAAAACATTAAAAGAAATTTGGGACGCGACAACGCCAGGTAAAAAATGCATCGCTCAAAATATATACGGTGCAATTTTCGAAATGAAGGGGATTGCCGACAACGGCGAACTGAAAGCCTACGGTGTTATGCACAATTCTAGCCCCAAGGATCCTGGAGCGCCGGCTCTTTGGGATGACCAAAAAAATATTTGGAAAAAAATAGTACCCAAACGGAATTTTTATGGTGCTATAACATTTGATGTAGACTCGAATTGCATCTATCCTCCAACAACGTTTTATCCGAGCAAGGAACTTGCTAAAGCAAACACAAAATTTGATATTATCGCATGGGATATTAAAACCATGAACATTGAAAAATAAAAAAAGGAAAAAACAAATGACGACTGAACCAAAAGGATTTTATGAATTACTGTCAAAATTAGGCGAAATCAGCGATGACCTTATTGAGCTTCAAATGCGAGTTTATGAGCTTCATGCTGAATTTGCAAAGTGGAGAAGATTCTCACACAAAGAAGAGGTGAAACAATGAAAACGACACTTCAAGAGTACTTGAATCTGATTTCTGATATCGAGGACGGTTTAATTGAAATAACTCCTGAAAAACTAGGAATCGTTTTTAACGGGCTTAAACAAAAAATAGACGGATATGTTGAACTTATTGAGTATATGCAAGAACGCAGCGTTGCGTTAAAACAGCGAGCACAGAAAATTCAAGAAAAAGCGAAAAGCCTTGAAAATGCTGAAAAACGAATTCGTTCTTATATTGCGTTTTTGCTGGATATTAATGAGACACCGGAATTATACGGGAAGACATATAAAGTGGGTGTTAGACGTTCGTATCAGGTTGAGATGAAAGAAAAACCAACTGAAGAAAATCAGGCGAAATATCCTGAACTCATGCGTCAAAAAATTTTATACGAGTGGGATAAAGCTCAGATCAAAACAATACTTCAATCTGGACCGCTGCCAATAGCAGAATTAAAAGAGAACTTGACCACCAGGATAGGAATCCGCAAATGAACAATCGCGTTTTTAGAAAAAATGATCCAATAATACAACGGAAAAAGAATAGAACAAACTATCGAGGTCCAACGGAAAAATGGTGTCGTCCAAAAGCCATCTACGCAATGGATGGGAAATCAATTCTAACCACTAGTAAATGGTTTAAAAACCCTATGACATGCATTTATGATTGGTATTCTCGCGGGTTTATTGTAATCCAAGAAGAAGCAAATGGCGGTGGATTTGAATTTAAGGAATTTCCTGTAATTGACACCGACAAATTAACAGCTATTTTAAAGGAAAAATTTAATGACTGAACTACAACCGTATGAACAACAATTTTTGCTATCTCAAAACCAATGGGAACTGACCTGGAAACAATGCGGCGTGCTTGTTAAATCAGGTTTTCTACCCTCATCTATCAACACCATCGAAAAATGTGTCAGTATCGTTCTAATGGGTCGTGAGCTAGGACTTGCGCCAATGACCGCTCTGATGAATATCAGCGTAATTAAAGGTAAGCCAACGCTTGAAGCAAAACTGATGATTAGCCTGGTGTTGAAAAGATATCCACAGGCATATTATAAAATTGTGAGTAACACCGCTCAAGCGGCTGAAGTGCATTTAGGGCGTGATAGAGAAAGTTGCGGAAAATTTTGCTACACAATCACCCAAGCAAAAGATGCTGGACTTCTAGCAAAGGACAACTGGAAACATTATCCAGCCGATATGTTGCTATGGAGAGCGATTTCGAGAGCTTGTCGTGTCATGTTCCCCGATGTTTTAACAGTTACCAGTCACACAACCGACGAGATTGAAACAATTACAGTCAAACCTGAAAAAAAACCTCTTGAGGAGAAAACCGAGCCTCAAGAGGATACTCAATTAGAATCGTCTGTAAACGAAAGCAAAAACGCTAAACCCAAAACTCAAAGTGAAATTATACTCGAAAATTTAATTGATGAGAATAAAGATGAATGAAAATGTTAACGTTTTTTTTCCTGTTGAAGCGATACGATTTATTACAGGACTATCGGGAACGAACGTAAAAGGACTCGGTGAGAGATTAGC